GTTTTTTCTTCTTTCACAAGAAAAGGTCTATATTTAATTTTTTCACCTGTAGATGGAATTTTCAATTCATAAGTCGGCGTATTTACCTTTGGTAAAGCCATAATATTCTCCTATAATAAATTAATCATTTAAATTTCAATTTCCCATTTCTTATATACAATATCCACTCCAAAATCTAATAGTTCGGCGTTTTCCCAGCCTAATGCTATACTAGCCATTCCTTTAGGCCATGCATCTATTAATGTTACCTTATGTTTTGGTGTTACAGCTTGTCGGTCTGATTCAGCATAGATAGAAATTTTAATAGTTCCTTTGAACGAATCATAATACCTCATATTATAAGCATCGGTACTTTGTATATGTTGTAACCAATCATGCCAAAATCTCCTAGCTTCAAAACTGTTTGATTCTTGAAAGGAAATTTCTATTGCTTCTCCTGGTGTTGTTTCATAAGGAACTTCCATACCATATTTTCCACCGTACCTCAAATTAGTTGTCCCAAAAGTTCTACCTGGAAAACTTACTGACTTAATTAGAAATTCAATATCCGCAGGAGCTATTTGAGTCTGTAGACTAGGTGGTGGTGTGACCTCTACCTTAAATCTATTCTTTTTTGCGAAACTTCCTTTACCATCTATCTTTGACATGAATTCGCCAACCGCGAAATCGGACGGTCCACTTGGTGGTGCTGCTGCTGCCATTAAAACATTCCTCCGCTATGTGCCCATACTTTCTTTTTGTTTGCTTTTTTAAATCTCTCTACTGGTAGAAAGAGTGCTACTTCCCATTCATCCGCATTAATAAGTACAAATTTAGATCTAGTTTTATTTAAAAGATATCTATGTATTGTGGGTTTTGCTCTTGGTATTTTAGTAAAACCTTTTAACATGTCGTATGATAATCTTAATCTAGTAGTTTCATCATACTTTTTATTAGTTGCATATATCTTAAGTTGATCCATCAATATGGCTCTATCTTTCGGTCTAAGATAATGGAAGTTCAATCCTAAAAAACCATCAGGATATTTCTCAATAGGAAAAACTAAAGGGAAGGTATCATACCAGGGAAGTTTATCCTTCCACTTAGGATTATAAGAAAAGAAATACATTCTACCCAATAGAGCTCTTGCTTCATCATCTCCTTGTCTATTAAGAATTTTCTCTGGTGTTTCCCCAGAAAACGCACCTCTTGTTCTATTTACAATTGAACGAAACCAATCACCCGCCGCTCTCGCTCTGGCAGTTACTTGATTGGTTCTGATTGCGTCTTTTAATTTATCTAAATAAGTTTCTTCTTCTGTTGTAGCCATAGTATAACTATTTAGTATTGTTGAGAGTATCTTCAGTTAGGATTTGCCATTTCCATCCTCTCTTTTCACATACTATTTCAGCGGCTTTCCATTTGGCCTCATTTATTGCGTATGTTTTAACTTCCTTAAGATATCTCCTTTTGTGTTTGGGGTTTGGTTTAGGAGGTTTGGTTTGTTTCTTTGGTTTAATTTCAATTAGAGTCTCACCTTTAGAGGTTTGAACCCAAAAATCGGGGAAATATCTATGCCATCTACCATCGATTGGACTTTTATATGGTACAATGATTTCTTCACTAGACCATCGCAAGACTTCAGGTTGTCGGTCAAGGTATTTCATGAAGTTTAATTCCCACCCTGAACGATATCGAATATCACTTGCATTGCCTTTATATTTGTCTCTATTTTGAGGACGGAATTTTCCTTTGTATGCCATATAAATATATAGATAGTTCAAAATAATCAATTCTTAACAAAGGAGAATAACAATGGCAGGAGGACCACCAAGTGTATTGAATCCGCCACCGGAAGCACCGCCTAATCCAGGTCCAGTCAATTTACAATATCCTTTGACTATTGGTGGGGGATATGATGATATAGATAATTATATGATGTTTGAAGCGACAGATTTTAAATCTCAAAGAGTAACACTTAATGTCGCAATGTATATTCCTGGCGGAGCATTAAATACTACTTATAAATCAGATTACGAATCGGTACAATTGGGTGGACTTGGTTCAGCTGCAGCAGATACTGCTAAACAAGTAGAAAAAGCAGTGAATTCAAATGAAGGATTTAGTTTAGATGCATTTAAGGGTGTAATGGGAGCTACAGCCGCGGGTCTACAAAGTGAGATGAATACTGTATTGATGCTTAAAGGTGGAACAAAGATGGGAGAAGGTGGAAAAGCTATAATGGAACGTGCACAAGGCGCCGTACTTAATCCTTTTACAGTAGCAGCATATAAAGGTCCTACTGATATGAGAACATTTGACTTCCCTTTTCAAATGAATCCACAAAATGAGAATGAATCTAAACAATGTTTGAAAATTGCAAATGCATTTAAAAAGTCTATGTTACCTTCTCATGCGGGTGGAGATAGTCAAACTGCGCCTTCAATGTTATTTGGATATCCTGATACATTTACAATTACGTTTTATATTAATGGTCATCCTCTACCTGATGGGCCTGACAATCCTATGTTTAATATAGGAAAATCTGTATTAACTGGTTGTGAATTAAATTTTGATACAGAAAATGTCCCTCTATTTTTTGATGGAACACAATACCCCGTAACCATAGGAATGAAACTTTCTTTTATGGAAGTAGATATAATGTACAGAGAAAAAGTAGATCAAGGAATGTAAAAGGAGATATTAACTATGTCAGAATATTTTATGCATTATCCACAAATAAGTTATGATATTTCTGGAGCAAAACCTATAAAGACAAAGACAGTCATTAATATAATGACCAAAGCGAAGATTAAAAGTATTCTTCAAAATGATATTATTAGTTATTTTCCTTATTCAATTCCAGAATCAGAACGTCCTGATATAACTGCATTTAAAATTTATGGTGATGTAAAATACACATGGTTAATTTTTTTGATTAATGATATGCAAGATCCTATTTTTGATTGGCCATTGAATTCTAGGGAATTTGGAAATTATATTATAGACAAATATGGTTCTCTTAATTACGCACAAAATAATGTACATCATTATGAACAAATTATCAGAACAAGAGTAGAAGCGACTGGAGTATCTGAACCAATTCCTGAGAAAAAAATTGAAGTTGATGTAACATCATATAATGCACTTGATGCAGCAGATCGAAATATTGTATATCATTATGATTGGGAAGTAACTAAAAATGAAGCTAAACGTGATATTAAATTAATTGATAGGAAATATGTTGCAGACATACTTTCTGAACATGCGGAGAAACTTGAATAATGGCAAACGGACCACACGGCTTTACAGTTTTTGATCGGAGGAAAGCTGGACAAGGTGTTACTCCAGAAACTACAGATCATGGAACTAAGTCTGAATTTTTAAAGAACCCAGTACAGGGACAACTCCCCTCATTTCCTGGCGATTATGAACTTCAAAAACTTAACATTACTTCTCCCCATAAAAAAGGTTATATTGATTTGAAGGCGGCATGGTCTGATTTTAATATCTATGAAGATCTCTTTCAAAATTATCTTACCGCAAACATAACTATAATAGATGGTGTAGGATTATTGGAAAGTCTTCCTATTATTGGTGAAGAAACTATACACATTTCAGTAAAAACAAAAGGCATTGCAAGACAAAGAACTCCTGATGGATCTCTCCCAGGTCCATTTGAAGGTAGTCAAAATGAAGGTAAAATTGATCTAAAATTTAGAGTGGTTAGAGTTAATAATATTGTTAAAATGAATGATCAAATGTTATCTTATCAATTGTCTTTAACTTCTGAAGAAGCTATTATAAATTTAAAACAAAAAGTTAAAAAATCTGCATTAGATCCAGCCGATTTTAAACCAAGTAAAATATCTGATATAGTTAAAAGACTTTATAAAGGATTTTTTAAAGAAGGTAGAGCTGCAGATGCTAAACCAATCTTTGTTGAACCCACTAAAAACCTTACAGATGTAATTATACCAAATCAAACTCCATTTAGAGCGTTTAATTTTTTAGCAACAAGAGCAGTATCTGCGGGTAAACACGCGATGGGGTCTAGTTTTGTTTTTTATGAAAATGTAAGGGGATTCTTTTTTATTTCTATAGAAACTCTTATGGCCGGTGGTGGTCTAGGATATCGTACAGTAGCGGGGGCGCCTGGTTCACCAGCAGAATTAGAGTATACTCAACCACAAAATCCTGTTAAAGAAACTTATGTAGTTCAACCTAAACGATTGGGCGCTCAATCTAATGAAGCTAAAAATATTGCAGTAGAAATGACAGCTGTTGATGAATATGCATTTTCTTCTAATTTTGATGTTTTACAAAATTTACAAAGAGGAATGTATTCAAATAGATTACTAACACATGATTTAGTTAGAATGAGATATGATACATTGGATTTTAATTTGATACATAAATCTGCGATAAATCAAAGAGTCAAAGATCGAGATGATGTTCAGGCTCAAGAGGTATTGACAGAATTTTTAAAACAAGCTTCAGATGCTAAAAACTTTAGTGATTCTTTTACTCATCTTGGAAAAGGATTATTAGCTACTGAAAAACAAGATGCATTAGGATCACCTGATGCAAAGTTGGCATTCTATCCTACCAATTTTAATCATGATAATATATTTAAAGAACCTATAGGATCACAAGGGGTTCATGGAGAAATGGGATTTAATGGAACTCCTGATATTCAACCAACTAGAGTAGAACAATGGATGCAATCACGATTGGTACAACAGCAACAAATGAATAATATCAAATTGAATATTAGAGCGCCCGGATTATCTACTAGGTCAGTAGGAGATTTAATCGAATTTAAATTACCTACACAATATGTTGAAGATAGAGATGGACGTACACAATCTAAAAACCACACATATTTAAGTGG